CGTCGCCGTGCCAGCGTACCCAGCCGTCGCCGTGCCAGCGTACCCAGCCGTCGCCGTGCCAGCGTACCCAGCCGTCGCCGTGCCAGCGTACCCAGCCGTCGCCGTGCCAGCGTACCCTACGGAGGTCTGGTGTCCGATCTCCTCGATTAGCCAACGCTCGTCAGCAGAGCGCCTAGCCAATGCAGCGCGCGTCCGAGTCTCAGCATCAGACGCATCGAACCACGTTGGCATAATGTCCTGATCGATGTGGAAATTCCACTCACCGATCGGAGCCTTCCGGTTCTCGGCGGGCGGAGTAATTTCAACCTTGAGAATTGCCGCATCGAGTCCGTTCGGGTGCATCTCGCGCAGCTTGTAATGCTCGATGATGTCCGCATGGCTATTGGACGTTTGCAGGTAGTATTCGTGCGTTTTGTCGAGCACGAATGATGCGAACTCACACATGATGTTTTCTCGCTTTCTTGGCAGGCTTGCGGCTCTTGGCTACTACTGAATTCAGCGGCGCTTTGCGGCTCTTGATAGGTTTCGATCGCTCTTCCCCCAGTACGCGCGCCTTGCGTCGTCTTGAGGCTGACGCGTTTGATTTCGGCGACTGTGCCAGCCTGCTCTCTTTGCTTCTTCCTTCGACTCGTCACCTAGTTCGACGACTGATTTGGGGGATAGGTAGATGTACATTATTGCACCATTGTCTGGGCAAGCTGCGCCAACGCGTCGCGGAGCGAGACGCCGTGAAACAACTCGCTACCCATGCGGGCGAACCACTGCCCGTCAACGCGGCCGAATGTAATCGTCCCGCCCGCCTGCAGACTGTCGTCGATTGTGTCGAGTATCGCTAGGGCTTGGTTGGCTTTCAGCTGGTCGATGTCTTGTTGAGTCATATTGATCCTAACGGTCGTTGCGCGGAAAAGTTTAGGGCTTTCAATTAGCGGGCGGGCCGGAGCTACCTAGCCACGCCCTCTGCTGCCTATTACCCGTGAGTGACAGGCAGCGGAGGGGGCGACGTTACTTAGCGGGTCGTCTCGTAATCGAGTTCGCATTTTTCCGAGCACGAAAACACGTGTGTGTCGCCTAGTTTTGCCACTCTAGACTCGGCCACCGAGATAGCTGAGCCGCATCCGCAGCAGCGTACCGCCTTTTCGATCGAGCTATCGCCCTCACGCCAATCCAGCGCCGCTGCGCTGCCGTCGTCCCCTAGCATCTCGCCGCCTAGCGATTTCGGGTCGTTGGTCTCGTTGAGTTTGCTGAGCGTTACGGTGTGAGTGTTCATCTTTGGTAGCTCCTTTTCGTCAGCTCGTTGCTGACAATTGGAGTATGGATTATCGGGGCGCCCCACGCAAGCTCTTTTTGGGTTGGGCTTGTCGATTTCTCTCGCGCTCCTCTGAAACTAGTCTTTTTAGCGCGTTCGCTCGATCAATCCCCCATCGTTTGGCAAGCGTGTCCAGGGCCGCAATCGTCCCATCGTCGGTGCGCCAGCAATATCTAGGACCGCGGTCCCGCTCGCGTCGAGAATCTGACATGAGGCATTGATAGCAGACGGGGCGCCCGGATGCAAACAGAAAAAGAAAGTGGTTGCGTGGGGCGCCCGGATGAGCTACTACTCATCAATGCAATCGGCGCCCCGCCAAAGTCCCGAATACGCGGCAGTACTCGCGGCAATGCGAAAGCGTACCCGCTGCCGTTTCGCTGACCTAGCGAAAGATACGAAGCTACCGGCGCGCACGGTGTCGCATGCTGTCAATCTAATGCTGAGTTCGGGCGTGGCAGGGATTGACACTACGTCGTCAGAATATGTAGTTGTAAAAGGAGGATGACATGTTTGCATTATTCATAGGCTTCGTTCTTGCTCTGGCCTTCGCGGCCCTCCACAAAATTCTGCGGCGCGGCGCTGGGAAGGATACGTGGTGCGACTGATGAACACCTACCTCGGAATCGCCCTCTGGACTCTAATCGCCGTAGCCTGCCTGCGCGAACTCGGTGCCGCAGCCCTGACGCGAATGACCCGTAACTACTGGCGCGTCAGAAACAGGCTCGCCGACACGCTGTCAATGCTGGAGGTGTTTCGCTCGGGTGAGCAGCGATTGCAAGACAAGGACATCGTGATTGCCGACCTACTCAGTCAGGTCAACGAGTATCGCCGACGCGAGCTGCTGCTAGAGGAATTGGGCGAGAGCATCGCCGGAGACCTTGGGATTGAACGGCGGCCGCGTCACGTTGATAGGGTTGTGCGTGGGCCTTATGCTGCGATTGGGACGAAAGATGGCGAGGAGAAAATCGTATCATGAAACTTATCTATGTGGCTCACAAGTTCAGTGGCGACCTCACCAATGCAGACAAGGCAGAGTCGCTAACCGCATATCTGAACCTGCACATTGACGGCGCGATATTCCTTTGCCCATGGCTGCCAATGGTTCGCAATTGGGTTGACTCTGGCGACACCAGAGCGCGCGGGCTTACGCTTGACCTTGAGTGCATCAAGCGGTGTGATGGGCTGATAGCGCTATCGCCACTCGAAGGAGGCGTTCGTCTCGAGTGGGAAGTTGCGAAGTCAAAGCACATGTTCGCGCTAACCGGCGACAAGGATTGGGATCCGCTCGATTTGGTTCAGGTGTGGGTCAACCAACTTGGTACATTCTAATGGTCAAACACGAGCTAAAAGTCTGGCCCGAATACTTCGAAGCCATCTGGGAGTACAAGAAGACCTTCGAGCTGCGCGTGAACGATCGCAACTACCAAGTCGGCGACCTGCTGCATCTGCGTGAGTGGGACCCGGAGGTCAAGATGTACACAGGCCGCGAAGTCATGCGGAGGAACACGTATCAGATCGCCGTTCCGCGTACTGAGTTCGTTGTGATGTCGCTGGGGTCGGTTGGATTGGAGACCGATGCCTAATACCCTAGCCCGCGACCTAGACGCATACGAGCGCGCAATGGCAGGCAATCCGGTGCTACTAACCGAGGCCTACCAGACGCTACGCCGCTCGATGTGGGTGACGATTCTCGAGGTTAATCAGTTGCGGGCGAAGGTTCAGGAGATGGTGCCGAATAAGGGATTGGAACTTTTGAAAGGGACGAACAAGTGAGCGAATTTTCAGACGTACACAATCTAGCATTCGACATTGGGAGAAGGCTTGATTCTCTGCCGCCGACGACCGCCCTCGGCCTCCTGCGCGGATTCGACAAGGCGATTGCGGTGGCGGAGAGGCACACCACTGACAAGGGCGAGGCATGGCTAACCAAGGAAGCGCTCGAACATATTTACCATGCCGAAGATCATGTATCCGCAGCATCGGCTGCGCTCGATGATCTAGGGGATGAGATTGACGACGACGGTCTCCCACACACTGACCACGCCGCCTGTCGGCTCTTATTCGCCATTGCGAAGCGAGAGGGGATGTAAGATGGATTATCACGAGTTCGTAAACACGAAACTACGCCGCGTGCCGGCCGCTGGACTATCCGAAGTTCCAGAACTACATAGCTCACTGTTCGACTTCCAGCGAGACATTGTCGGATGGTCGCTTCGTAGGGGTCGCGCCGCGATATTCGCCGCAACCGGTCTCGGTAAAACTCGCATGCAAGTCGAGTGGGCTAAACACGTTCCGGGGCCAGTTTTGATTCTTGCTCCGCTCGCCGTGGCTGCCCAGACCTCGCGCGAGGCCATCACAATTGGAGCCAGTGTCAAGCACTGCAAAGAGCAGAGCGACTTCGATCCGTCACAGATAACCATCACCAACTATGACCGGTTGCACAAATTCGATACGGATCTGTTCAAGGCCATCGTTTTGGACGAGTCGTCAATCATCAAGCATCACGACGCCAAGACACTAGGCCGACTCATGGATGCGTTCGAATCAACGCCCTATCGTTTATGTTGCACTGCCACACCATCCCCCAACGACTACACGGAAATCGGAACTCACGCAGAGTTCCTTGGTGTATGTACTCGCTCCGAGATGTTGGCAGAGTTCTTCGTTCATGATGGCGGTGAAACGCAGAACTGGAGGCTCAAGGGACACGCTCGCGCCGCATTCTGGAAGTGGGTCGCCGAATGGGCCGCGCTAGTCCGTTCCCCTTCAGATCTGGGATATGACGGCGCATCGTTCAAGCTTCCTGAGTTGACAATCAATCATCACGTTGTGGCATCTGACGTCATGACGGAACGCAAGGCGGGCCTGCTTTTCCCGCTCGAAGCGAAGACACTATCAGAACGACGAGGCGCCAGGAAAGCCAGTGTTGATGATCGGGTACGCATGTGCGCCGAGATGGTAAATGCGAGCGATGAGCCGTGGGTTGTTTGGTGTGACCTGAACTCTGAATCCGATGCGCTAACGAAAGCTATCAACGGATCCGTTGAGGTTCGAGGGGCTGACGACATTGACACCAAAGAGTCAAGGCTCGCTGCGTTTGCGAATGGTTCCGCTCGCGTGCTAGTGAGCAAACCTTCCATCTGCGGGTTTGGGCTCAACTGGCAACACGCGCGCAACATGGCTTTCGTTGGCGTAACGGACTCATGGGAGGCGCATCATCAAGCGGTGCGTCGAGAGTGGCGATTCGGTCAAAAGCGCCCCGTGTTCGTTCATATATTCACCAGTGATCTCGAGGGTAAGGTAGTATCCAACCTCGAGCGCAAAGAAGCCGCCGCTGCTCGAATGTCCGACGAACTAAGTCGAGAGACAGCCGAAGCTGTGAAGTCTGCGATTCATGGCGCAGCGCGAACAACAACGGAATATACAGCGAGTGAACAGATGACATTGCCAGCGTGGCTGGTCGAGGAGGTAGCGTGACTAAGGTTTTGGATCAGGTAATAGGCGACAGATATGCGGCGTATCACGGGGACTCGGTCGAGGTTCTGAAAGGGATTCCAACGAACAGTGTCCACTATTCGATATTCGCGCCTCCGTTTGCATCTCTGTACACCTACAGTAACTCGGCGCGAGATATGGGCAACGTTCGCGACGCTGGCGAGTTCTATAGGCACTTCCGCTTTCTCGTCAAAGAACTCTATCGTGTAATGATGCCAGGCCGCTGCCTGAGCTTTCACTGCATGCTTTTGCCGACTTCGAAAGAGCGCGACGGTTTCATTGGCATAAGCGACTTTCGCGGCGGACTAATTCGCGTGTTCAAGCGCGTCGGATTCATCCACCACTCTGAGGTCGTAATTTGGAAAGACCCCGTAACCGCCATGCAACGCACGAAAGCAATCGGCTTGCTTCATAAGCAGCTCAAGAAGGATTCGTGTATTAGCCGACAGGGTATTCCGGACTACCTAATCACGATGCGCAAGCCAGGAGACAACCCGGAGCGCGTTACCCATGACAACGACTCGTTCCCGGTCAAGCTCTGGCAGAACTACGCTTCGCCAATCTGGACCGATATCAATCCGAGCGACACTCTGCAATATCGAAGCGCCCGCGAGAACGAAGATGAGCGTCACATCTCCCCGCTGCAACTCGAGGTGATCCGCCGAGCGCTGAAGCTTTGGACGAACCCAGGAGACATCGTACTTAGTCCATTTGGTGGCATCGGAAGCGAGGGCGTAGTGGCTCTTGAGGAAGGGCGCAGAGCTGTTCTGGTTGAACTCAAGAAGTCATATTACAAGCAGATGGCGGCCAATCTGAAAGTAGCTCAGGACCAAGAACAGCAAGGGCTTTTTGCGAAGGTTCTCGGATAGGAGAGCATGCGTGAGCAACTGGACCTTTTCAACTCCCATAGTCTTGAGGCTGGCGCGCCGATATTGGTTGCTGAAAACATGGAACGAGGCGGACTATCGGAGCTTCCTTGTAGCATCTGCTTCGAGCTATCCAGCTACCGAGTCCCCTACAAGCCAAACGGCGCGCGACTCTGCCGATGCTGCCTGTCCAGGTTCTGCAACAAGCACAGCAGCCGAGATAGCGGATTGTGCTTCCGATGTATTGCGAAAGGCCGGTGGTGAGTGACTCCCTACCGTTGGCGCGAGCGCCGCTGCCACTCCGGCAAGCAGTTCGATCTAATCGACGCCCAAGGCAAAACCGTCGCATTCGCCCAGCCGTCGTTTCCGGAGTGGATTGCCAATATTCACGGGTCGCCGATGCAATTCCACGGGCCGCGGGAGCGGTGCATTGAGGTTGTTGAGAAGGCGTTTGGAATCGGAAAGAAGATTGAGACCAGTAAACAACAGGAGATGTTCAAATGAACGTCAAAGAATACCTAGCCCGCATGCCCAAGACTCTCGGAAAAGCTTCAGCGAACGACCGCAAGCTGATGGAACTGATGGGGCGCGGGAAGGATGAGAAGACTCCTAAGCGATCGAAGTATGGCAACGTGAAAGTCGAGATAGACGGGTATACGTTCGATAGTAAAGCCGAAGCCAAC